GTTTCCCAGTCACGATCAGGGTGGCAGAGCGCAGGTCGGCAGAGCTCAGGTTGGCAGAGCTCAGGTTGGCAGAGCTCAGGTCGGCAGAGCTCAGGTCGGCCCTTTCGCCGACTTCGCGATCATTCAGCCATAAATCGTGTTTGCGAAGGATTTCGTCGAGGTCTTCTTTTTTCATCTCTTTACCCTGGTGTGTAGTTGTATTGTTCATGTAAGAAACTTTAACAGAATCCCCAGGGATGTCAAAACTTTATTGCTTTTATTTACATTACCTGCATAATGAAACCATGAACAAACAACAAGCAATCGATCTATTCGGATCAGTCAAGGCGCTAGCAGCGGCTTTAGACATCGGTGTACACGCTGTTTATATGTGGCCCGATGACATCAACCAGAGAACGCAAGACCAGGTGACTGGCGCGGCTCTCCGGTTGGGCCTGTTAAAGCCGGATGACTGCGCCGCTTAATGCCCCACGGGTGTCGTGTTCCTCCTTTCACGCACCCGATTTTTGTACCCGCCTGAAATATCGGCGGGTTCTTTTTTACCGCGAGGCGAGTTATGAATGAAGTACTGGATATAGACATCCGCTACAAGCCAGTAAATTTCGAGTTTGTTAACGGCTCTTATGTCATTACCAAACGGATCGGAAATGAATCGGTTCGGGTTGCCCTGGAACCGGATGAGGCAATTGAATTTGCCGAGTTCGTTACGGTGAATGGCCAGCCTTGGGGGGATGCGAGCTAATGGCCTCGACGTTTATTGACGGTCAAAAGAGCGACTGAGCGTGTACGGAAAGATTTTTGATTCCATGTACGATTCGACGTTGGCTGATGATTGGCGGGCTTTAGTTACATTCCAGCAGATGATTGTTTTGTGTGATGCAGATGGAGTGGTTGATATGACACCGCACGCACTATCCCGCAGGACGAGCATTCCAATTGAGTACATTGAGGCAGGGCTAAAGATTCTCGAAGCGCCAGACCCGTATTCAAGATCCCCTGAACAGGAAGGTAAGCGCATAGAATTAATTGATGAACACCGCCCCTGGGGGTGGATTATCGTGAATCATGGGCGCTATAAATCACTCCAGGACGCCGGAACCGTACGTGAACAAACCCGAAAAAGAGTGCAAAAACACCGAGACAAAAAAACTCAGCTAAATCAACAAACCTGTAACGCTTCACCCGTTACAGTAACGCAAAGTAACAACAAGAAACGTCATACAGATACAGATACAGATAAACAATACTCCCCTAACGGGGAGAGTGGAAAAGCGAAGCTTTCCCCCATCCCGTACCAAAAAATTCTCGAACTTTATCACCAGCACTGCCCTAAATTCTCCAAAGTTATAAAACTATCTGAAAAGCGGAAAAGAGCAATCCGCGCACGGTGGAAAGATGACGCCGATAATCTTGAATATTGGGAGTCCTATTTTAAACATGCTGCCACCAGTCGTTTTCTTAATGGCCAGAACGACCGCAATTGGATTGCGGATATTGATTTTCTTATATCGGAACGGGCAATGATTGGAATGCAAGAAGGGAAATATCATGGGTGAATACAAAACGAGGTACAGTGGAGACAACCCAGAAACCACGCCACCGAAGGCAGTTGATGTATTGGCGGGGATTTTCGAGAAGTACCGGAAGCACTCAAACATTATCCCTGCCCGCCCATTCGACGCCGCGTATTGGTGGATGGATCACCAAGAACCCGCACGAGAAGACACAGAGCGGGTTGAAAGCGTGACAGACAAGAACGGCAAGGTAGGGTGGCGCACCCCGTACATTGATCGGGTGGCGTCCTCGCTTCGGATATTCTTGTCATTTAATCCGCAGCAGCAAATTTTCGTGACCGAGAAAATAGATCAAGGGATACCTTGGCGCGGCGATGATATCGGAATGTTTCAAATGATTTGCACTGAATCCCTAAACATGGCGCAAGACAAGCCAGCGTATATTCAAAAAGCGTCCGCGATATTCCAGAATTTCAGAACGGGGGTTTTATAATGGCAATACCAGCCCACCAAACAAGAACCTGTCCATTCTGCCCCAATAAAATCACCCCAAAGGTGTACACCAACGGTCAAAAGGAAACCCCTGCAGCATTTGCAAAGCGGGGGACTTGCGGCAACCGGGTTTGCGCGGACTTACTGCGCGAACGCACCCTTGAGGAAAACCGGCGGAAACGTGAGGCGGACTTAGAGGTTGCGGCGGTGGTTGTTACCACGATGGATCGATTCATTTACGGGAGAGTTTGAAATGGCAATACCTGTACCCATGCCGACTATTGATGACTTTCACTTCCAGATATTCTGCTTCAACCAGTACCGGGAGCGCGAGGGCCACAAGGATTTAACCGACATGCAAAAACGTGTCAGGACTGTCATGCGCCGATTCGATGGCGACATGGTGAAAGCGGCCAAGTATATGGGCGTGACGCCGCAGAATATCCAGGGGCATGTTTCATTAATTAAAAGTAAAGGGTGGTCAATATGAAAGCAGCAGCAAATATAACGAAGGTAGTCGACCAGGTTATCACCGACGACTATTCGATCTATCACGCCGACACGGTAGACGTGGCAGAATTCTTGCCGTCTAATTCTGTTGGGTTTTCGATATTTAGTCCGCCATTTGAAACGCTGTACACCTACAGCAACTCAGACCGAGACATGGGAAACAGCAAAACGTCAGGAGAATTCTGGGATCATTACAAATTCCTGATAGCGGAGCAGTTCCGAGTGATGGAGCCGGGCCGGTTGGTCGCAATTCATTGCATGAACTTGCCCACGTCAAAAACCATGCACGGGCATATCGGAATACGGGATTTCCGAGGCGAGATTATACGCGCCTACTCGGATGCGGGTTTTTATTATCACTCCGAGGTTTGTATCTGGAAAGACCCCGTAGTCGCGATGCAAAGAACAAAGGCACTCGGGTTATTGCATAAGCAGGTGCTAAAGGACTCGGCCATGTCGAGACAAGGCATTCCGGATTACCTGGTTGTGATGCGCAAACCGGGCGAAAACCAGAAGCCCGTTGCTGGCCCGTTAAATCATTTTGTGGGCGAGGACGTGCCAGACAATTTCAGGGAAATCGAATATGACGACAACCGATCTTGCTATGTCCAGGCCAACTCAAGCGCGACAGCAATTGACATATGGCAGCGTTACGCATCTCCAATCTGGATGGACATACGCCAAACCAACACGCTGCAATATCGCGATGGAAGGTCAAACGACGATGAACGCCATATCTGCCCGCTGCAGCTGGACGTCATTGAACGGGCGCTGCAATTATGGTCAATGCCAGGTGATACGGTTTGGTCGCCGTTCATGGGGATTGGGAGTGAAGGGTATGTATCGGTGCAGCTTGGGCGTAAATTTGTTGGCGCTGAATTAAAGGCGAGCTATTTTGACCTTGCGGCAAAGAACATGGAACAGGCAACGAAGATCCAGGAGGAATTGTTTTGAGCTATTCGAAGTTCATCACCAATAAACAAATCGACGCTGTGGCTGCGGGGTTTGACCCTGACAAAGAATCATACCCTGTCGAGCTAATGCCCCACCAGGAAGCGTGTATTACCTGGGCGTGCAAGCGAGGCCGTTCGGCGTTGTTTCTCGATACGGGGCTAGGGAAGACGCTATGTCAACTCACATGGGCAGATCAAGTTGTCCGCCATACAGGCGGCTATGTCTTAATTCTCGCGCCTTTGGCGGTATCTCATCAGACTGAGCGCGAGGCGGGCAAGTTCGGCATATCGGCTACGGTGGTCGCATCAGATAGTGAGATTGACCAGCCAGGGGTTTATATCACAAACTACGAAAAACTAAACCATTTCGACCCGGTAATATTTTCGGGGATTGTTCTGGATGAGTCATCAATTCTTAAAGGGATGCAGGGCAAGATTCGGAAACAAATCACGGATTCTTTTATCACGACGCCATACAAACTCAGTTGCACGGCAACCCCTAGCCCGAATGATTTTATGGAGTTAGGGACGCAATCGGAATTTTTAGGCGTTATGTCTCAACTCGAAATGTTAGCCATGTACTTTGTTCACGACGGCAGCGACACGTCAAAGTGGCGGATGAAGGGGCACGGTAAAACAAAGTTTTGGGAATGGCTTTCAACCTGGGCGATATTTATTCGAAATCCGTCCGACTTGGGCTTTGATGGATCAGAGTTTGACCTCCCGCCAATCCAGTACCACGAACGAATAATCACAACTCCGCCAGATGGGACGCTTTTTGCGGAGCCTGCCATGTCATTACTTGATCGCAACCAGGCGCGGAAAAAATCCGTTGAGGAACGATGCGAAATGGCTGCGAGCATCGCAAATAAAATGGATTCTTGCGTTATCTGGTGCAACCTGAATGCTGAAAGTGAGTTATTAAAATCGATGGTGGTTGATTCTGTCGAAATAAAAGGCGCGGATACAGATGATCACAAAACGAAATCGTTAATCGGGTTTTCTACGGGCGCCGTCAAGAAAATAATCACAAAGCCCAAGATTGCCGGGTTTGGTATGAACTGGCAGAATACATCGAATTGTATATTTGTCGGGTTGTCGGACTCATGGGAATCATTCTATCAGGCCATTCGGCGGCAATGGAGATACGGGCAATTATCGACCGTGAATGTATACATCATATCTGCGGATACCGAGGGCGCCGTCGTTGACAACATCAAACGCAAAGACGCACAGCATGAAGAAATGATGGATTCTATGATGGCTCACATGAGGGACTTAACCAATAAAAGAGTGTTCGGTGTGACTGTCGATAAAACCGATTATTTACCCGAACTAAAAATGATTGTTCCGGAGTGGTTATGCATCAAAGTCGCTTAAGCTCATTCGTCGAGTCGGTTTTCAATATCGCAATAGGATACTTTGTCGCACTATTGTCACAGATTATTCTGTTTCCGTTCTTCGATATTTACATTTCACTGCAGACAAATCTATGGATTGGCGCATGGTTTACTCTGATCAGTTTGGTTCGAAGTTATGTTATTAGGAGGTGGTTTAATGCAAAACTCCACGCTGCCGCCATGAGGGTATCGACATGATTGATTGGCAACCCATAGTAAACCGACTACGCAATAGTCGAGGACCGATAGAGCGATGGGCGCGGAGTATTAACGCTTGCCCGGTTCACTTGTGCCGATTGGCGCGGGGTGAGGTTAACGACACCAAATTTAATATTGGCGTGAGGTTATTGGACATGCACCTGGACGACTACCCAGAGCATCATCGGGAGTTGGGATTGTGACTGACCCCGCCCAACAAATCAAAGACTGGACAGAAACAATCAATAACCCTGATGCCGTGGTGACTGATTTATCAAAGCAACGCACATCAGCGCAGAACCGTGCGATTCACAAATACTGCCAAATGGTGGCCGACGACATGAACGCCGCGGGGTATGACGCGCAGCAAGTTATCAGCCTGCCGATCCAATTAACCGGCGCGATTGTGAAAGACCAGATATTCAGGCCGATTATGCTGGCTTTGCAGGAAAAGGAATCCACCACGGAACTGGAAACGAAGGACGTAAACCAGGTGGTGGAGAACATGCAGCGGGCCTTGGCGCAAAAGTTTGGAATCACAACGCCGTTTCCTGATAGGCATGGTGGCGAATGAGTAAATACACAAAATCCGCCAAGGGGCAAGAATGCCAAGTTCGCATCCCTGGAATCTGTAACCACAACTCAGAGACAGTTGTATTCGCGCACATTAACGGCGGTGGAATGGGAATGAAGCAGCCTGATTGTGAAGGCGCTTATTGTTGCTCGGCTTGCCACGATGTTATTGATTTCCGCAGGATTTACGGCTGGACACCCGAACAAATCAAACTTGCCCACCATGAGGGAGCCATGAGAACGCGAAAGATTATGATTGATGCGGGAGTGCTGAAACTGTGATTATTTCAATCGACCCCGGTTTAACCGGAGCTGTCGGATATTACACAAATCTCGGTAATTTGGTGCGAATAGACGACATGCCAATCAGCGCGAAAACCAGCGGTAAAGGCAATCAGTTAAATGCTTCTGCCCTTGCCGATATTATTGGGCAAGCCGATACAGCAATAATCGAGAGAGTTCACGCAATGCCAGGGCAGGGCGTTACATCGGTTTTCGGTTTTGGTCGCTCTCTGGGCGTTATAGAGGGCGTCTTGGCGGCGAATCATGTAGCCATTGAATGGGTAACCCCGCAAGCCTGGAAAAAGCATTTCGGGTTAATCGGCAAGGACAAGGACGCGGCAAGAACTTTAGTGATTGAGAAATTCCCGCAGCACTCGGAAATATTCAAACGTAAGAAAGATGTAGGCAGGGCGGACGCGGTATTGATCGGCCTTTTCTATCTTGAGAAACAGCAGGAGCGGGCAGCATGACTACATTACAAATATTCCTCTGTCTCTCGGTATTTTTAAACATCGGATTAATCGGCTGGATATTTTACCTTGACGGCAGGAATCACCAGTTGCGGGGCTATTCAAAGCGACTTGAACGCGAGGCAATGGTTAGAAATGTCTGATTTACTGGTACGCGGCTACCGCTTCCCACGCCACATCGGTGATATCCGCATGAAGCTGGACGAAATCGACAAGGGCGGGCGCGTGAGTAAACCCCGTTTCGCTTTCTTCGGTGGCGAGATACTGACGGAAGCCGCGATACGGGACAGGATGCAGCTGTTGATTCGGAAAGGGAAGCTAAAGCCTAAGGTGAAAGTTTACGCAATCCAAGAAACTGAGATGGAGCACCTTTCTATAATGAACTCTCAAGCAACCGCGTATTTTTCTGCCGCTGCTGGCATCGCATCTTTTGCGATCGCTATAGTTATTGATGTAATCAGGGACGCCAATGCAGGAGGAAACGTAAATGATTTTGATTGGGTTTTGTTATTTTATTTTATGCCGGTAATGATAATCGCGGCACTTTTTTGTTGGCGTATGGGGCGAAGGCTCGTAAAGAGTAGGCGATCGCTTTTAGACACGATTAAGGAGGAGTCTAAATGGCAATCGGAAAATACTTAAGCCTAGAGGAAGCAAGAGAGAAAGATAAGCTTGACCGCAAGGGGATACATGCGTTCCTGAAAGAGTGGGGCTTCTATGTCCGCACCAGTCGCTATCACGATCTTGGCTACCCGCATGATCGTGACTGGGAAAC